TTTTTTCTAAAATAATCAAACTGTATAAGCTCAAATATTCTTTCTTCCGCATTTTTAATAAAATCATCAAGCGTGTTGACAAAAGTCGTTTCTGAATTTTCAGTATAGTTTTGTATTAGAGTTTTTAATTCTGCTAATGTCATGATATAACTATTGTAACCTCACCAACACTAGCTGTCATCTTAGCTACCTCAAAGTTTTCTGGTAAAGTAGAGGGATTTAAATAGTCTGGTTTAAATATGTTAGAGTTCACTACCACAACAAAACCCTCACCCTCTTCTTGATCGTTATTGGGTCTTGGTTTGTATAGTGCTTCTGGATCAGCTTTAGCTCTTAGTGGCTCTAGTTGTGGATGTTTTGGTTCATAACAGTTAGGACAAACTTTTAAACCGTTCCACTCTTCTTTTAATTCTAGTAATTTATACTCAAAGCCACATCTATCACACAAAGCTTTTGCAAATTTACCAGTAGCATAAGCCATTACATCATCCT